CCGCAGGAACTCTGTGCCTGTGCCTCTGAATACTCCCATGATCCTATGTCTCCAAGTAAGTGATAATCCAGTCCTGCGACACCCTACGCTCCGAGCTGTCGCCGTCAATCGACAACAGGTCGCCCTCGTCTTCCAATAGTACTAGTTGCACCGGCTCGGCACCGAGTAGCTTCGGACTCAAGATCCCGACGCCGTTCAGGGCCGACCGGACTGCGGTCGCCAGGGCCGCAACCCCGGCAGACGAAGTATGCCAGCAGTCGACCTGGTAACGCACCTTTACGAGTGGCGCAGGGCCGGCCATATCGACGTCGCGCTCGTCATTGATGTGCGTATAGACGATAGCCGGCAGGTCGCTGCCCTGCGGCCGCAGTTCATGGTAGACGCGATCGCCTACGATGCCAGCGACCGTGCCGTCGGCCAGCAGGTGCGCAACCAGTCCTGTCGCGATGCTCATCGTCGCGCCCTCTTAACTTCCAGGCGGATGCCGCGGTTGGTCTCGTGCAGTACGTGGTTGACGACTTCGCGGAACTTGCTGGTGACCGCCGGCCGGATGAACGGCCGCGCTGCCATGTACTTCGTGCCCCGCTCGATGAATCTCCAGTAGAAGGCGTCCTTCGGGTCGTCGCGGAATCCAGGGTCGCCGGACGCCATGAACTCGCCGGTCGAGATGTCGTGTTGCTGCGACCGCTCGCCGACCTGGATGTAGACCGACGACTTCGCGTATGTGCGCTTCCCGCGGCGGCGCTTCCACTTGATGTTCTTGCGCAGCCGTCCGCTTGCCCTGGGCGCGCGGCGGCGCACGTCCTTGCCGACTATAGCGGCACCCTGGTTCACGGCGCGGCGCAGGTTCTTGCCGGTGATCCTGGGCGATATGGTCTTGAACATGCGCTGCAGTCCATCGGCGCCCGTGAGGTTCATGCTCATCATTGGCGCGGCCATCAGAGTCGCTCCTTCACGATGAGTTCGAGTTCCTGCTGGCGCCCCGTCAGGTCGAGGACCGAGATGATGTCGAAGGTCCGCGTGCCGACCATAGCGCGGTCCGCCGGACTGATGCCCGCGTACGCCGGCGCGTACCGGATGACGATGCGATGCGATGCCTCCGCGCGTACCTGCTGCCGCTCCAGCTGCTCGGCTCCACCGATCGCTTCGAGCGATCCCCAGGGAGTCGCGAGCGTGGTGTACGTGACGATGTCGTCGCCGTAGCCGTCGAGCGCGGCCGCGCGCGTCTGCAATACCACCCTATGGCGCTTCGCTGCTACTCCCACGCGTCACTCCTCGATCCCATGCTGCAGCGTCTCCCATGCCTCGCCGCTGGCGAGTTCTTCGTGCGTCCACTGTCGATAGGCAAGATCATACGCCCACTGCTCACGCGCACCAAGGTACGGATCGTCGCCCACCTGGTGCGCCGTGACGTCCCAGGCCGAGGAGCCGCGGTCGAGCGCCCAGGTCGGCACGCCGAGGATGACGGCCTCGATGGCGCAGGTCGAGTTCCAGGTGAAGCACACGCCCGCACGGTCCAGCGACTGCGCCAGCGGCAGCAGTTGTTCGTCCGCCAGCAGCGGGTGCGGCCGGTAGACGACCTCGCGCCGGCCCGCGTAGTGATCCGCGATGTGGTTCCACCAGCGCGCGTCGCCTGGCGCGCAGCTGTCGCCTGGGTGCTGATCGCAGACCAGCGCGTACTTGTCGTTGTCGTTGCGCCACGGCAAGAAGCACATGTTCAGCTTCTCCCACCGATCAGGAGGACAGCCGAGCCGCCCGACATCGGCGCGTCCGTGCAGCCCGTTCCACCCGGCGGACACAAACTGCAGGCGATCCCGGACGTAGTCGCCCGACTGTCCATTGATGTATCCGGCCTCCAGGATGAGGCGCGGGATGTCGGTCACAATCTTGTCGCCCCAGCAGGCGATGAAATCCCACTCGCCAGGTACCACCGGACACGGCGGATAGGCGTGCGTGATCTCCGCCTGGATGCCGTGCGTGGCGAGGCCTTGCGCGAGTACCGTCATCGCGTCGATCTGGTGCTCCATCCCCGGTTTGACGAGCAGTAGTGCCTTCATAAGTCAAATCCCCATCTGATGATCTCGTTCTCGTACAGGCCGGCGACCAGCTGCGCGTCCTCCGCGGTGTAGTGCGCCGTCCATCCGTTCGATCGGTGCGGGTTCTTGTTCAGGTGCAGCAGTTCGATGTCCGGGATTCTCGATCGCCAGCGCGCGTCGAGTTCCGGCAGGAACCAGACCTCGTCGTACTCGCCGACGATCTCGTCCTGCGGATAGAAGTGGTGGTTGGCGCGCGGGTTCCTGGCGACGACATCCAGGAACTCGCTGAACGCCATGCCGGTGTAGAAGCGATGGTTGCGCAGCTGCTCCGCCTTGTCCGGGAAGTGCGGCGAACACTTCTGCGCCCAGCAGGACAGCAGCCGGTCGTAGGTGTTGCGCACGACGGCGACGCGATGGTAGTCCTTGTGCAGCGACGCCAGGCCGACGCGGTACGGTATATCGCTCGCCTCGACCGAGCGGCGCATGGAACTGGCGGCAACCTTCGGCACGACCAGCAGGCCGAGGTTGTGCGTCGGCAGCTCGATGTGATTGTCTAGGAAGATGGACATCGCCAGTGCCAGTCGCCGTGCGTGCCGGCATAGTGGAAGTCCGCCAGGTGCCAGCGCGCCTTGATGTCGGCGTGCCAGTGCGCCAGCGGCCGCCGATTGACATGCAGGTCGGTGCCGTCCGGCAGGTGCGACGGCTTGTCGTTCGTCGACAGGAACACCACGCCTCGGCAGACGCGCCGGAACTCGTCCAGCGCCTCCTGCTCGGTGCCTGGCGGCAGGTGCTCCAGTACGTCGTAGCAGGTCAGATAGTCGAACTGGTCATCCTCGAACGGCAGCGCGCAGGCGTCGCCGTGGACGACGGCCTCGCCATCGCACAGCTCGGGTACGGTCTCGATGCCGGTCACCAGCAGGCCGAGGTCCCGCGCGTGGTCGAGCATCTCGCCGCGACCGCAGCCGACGTCGAGGTAGGTGCGGCCAGGCTGCATCGTCCCGACGTCCAGCAGCGCGTACTGATGGCGCTGCGCGCCCATCTTGTAATCGTTCAGTAGATAGGCGCGCTCGTACTTCCACTGCTCCGCAAGGCTCATCAGAAGGGCGGCAGCGTCCAGCCGGACAGCAGCGCCTCGGCGGCCTCCTCGATGCTCTCGCGATTGTCCGGCGTCTCCCAGTCGCCAGGCGCGCGGCGCTCGAACAGGTCGCCGATCTTCAGCAGTATCCCCTGGCGGACCGTGTACGGTACATCGTCCGACGGCCAGCCGGCGACGACGGTCAGCCTGGCCGCTGACAGATAGGTGCCAGTGGTCGGCCAGCTGAAGCCCGTCCTGGGCCGCAGCCTGGCCTGGAAGTCGCTGTCGTTGTCCAGCTCGTACTCGGCCGGCGAGGCGTTCCAGGCTTGCGTGATGCCGTCGGCGTCCTTGTACTCGATCGACGTTATGCTCTGAATCTTGCCGAGCGGTAGCGCCCACATACTGACCGGGAAGGCGTCGGCGACGACCAGGAACGAGCGTTGCGTGATCGCGCGCCGCGTCCGCTCCTCCGCCCATTCGATAGCGCCGTTGATGTCCGTCACGATCAACGAGTCCTCGTAGTCCTCGGTGACGCGCAGGTGGCTCTTTGCCTGTTCGAGTGTGATGGCAAGTGCCGGTTCGGCGCTGCCGGTTCGGATGATGCGTTGCTTCACAGTACGTCCTCCAGTGGCGCGACGTCGAAGGCGACAAGCCGCGATCGGACGCTGCAGGTCCAGAATGTTACACCTTTCCACTCGCCAGGCACGCGGTCGTACTTCTTCGCCCACTCGTCGAAGTTCGCGTCGCGCATGAACTGTTCCGGCCGATCCAGGTGGCAGTTGCGCGGCAGGCCGCCGCAGTCGAAGCCGAGCAGAATGACCTCGGCCGCGCCGAGCGATAGCGCCAGGCCGAGTGCCTGGAAGCCGGAGTGCCCGCCGGAGACGAGTTCGCCTGGCGCGCGCGGCATCGGCTTGTCGAACTCCAGCATCTTCATCGGGATTGTGTCGACGGACGGGTAGACGATGCCGGCGACCTTGACCTCGACGACTGGTTCGCCGGATACACGCAGACCGATGAAGCCCGGCTGGACCTCGTTCGACGTCGCGAAATAATGGCGCCACCAGTGCGAGTCGGCGGCGTACAGGATGTCAGCCCAGGGCGCGGCGAGCGGTGCGTACTGCTCCAGGCCGGCCTCGTTGATGGCGATGACGCGGCACGCGTCGCGGCCGCGAGCGCCTGCTACGTGCGCGACCTGGACCGCCGTCAGCGACGGCCCGGTAGCCAGGCAGACGACCGTCCTGCCGGTCCAGTCAGGCCACCTTCTTGTGCTCTCGGTTTCCCTTTGAGTTGATTCGGATTGCGACCTTTGCGTCGAGTGCGGCATACGCGGCTTCCTCCGGGATGTCGTCGCCTACGATGTAGTCACCCTGCTTGAAGGTAAGGGTGGAGGACCCATGCGCCAGGGTCCTCCGCCACTTATAGGCCTTCTTCAGCCTTATTCGTCTACCGCTTCGCGAGCTTGATTGCATCGTTGTTCAGGATGATGCCGCCCTCGCGACGGAAGAAATACCAGCGAATGAAGCCAGGGTTCGTGACCTCGTCACGGATGACCCGGATCTCAGAACGCTGCACGAGCAGGTAGCCGCGGCCCCAGTTGCCGAAGGCAATCGGGTGAACGGTTGGCGACTCGCCGGCGGCCGGCATGTTCTCCCAGACGACGAACGCGTAGCCGGCGACCTGCGGAGGCTCGCCTGCAACGAATGACGGCTGCCACAGGTACTGGCCGTTGGTGTCCTTCGCCCTGCGGATCAGTCCCGCAGTCGTCGAGTTGAACGTGAACGCGGCGCCCTGGCGATAGCCAGTCTGCAGCGCGTAGATCAGCGACAGAAGGTGCTCGGTGATGTCGTCCGGCGAAGGCGGTGCGATGTATTGCAACACCTCAGCGGAGCGCAGCGGCGAGTTCTCGTCTGCCGTGACGACAGGCGTGCCGTTCAGGAAGCCGGTCGGCTTCGTGGTGCCGTTGCCGCTGATGACGGCGACGCCTTCCTGCTTGGCGAACTCCTCGCCGACGCTGCGCGACAGCCAGCTGTCAACACTCGACAGGTCCATCGCAGCCCACTGCGTCGCTTCCGGCCGAGCGTACAGCTCGCCCATCGTCGGTGCGCGCGAGCGGATGGCCGGCGTGCCGGTCACGTTGCGTGCGTCAGTCTCGCCGACCCAGCCCGACCCGGTACCGCGAAGATCCACGACCTGCTTGAAGTCGTTGGTCGTAATGTTCACGACCGGGATCAGCTGCCGCACCGGCGACATGGTCTGCTCCATCGTCTCGATCTCAGCGCGGATCACTTCGGGCAACAGGTACTCGCCCGCAGCGCCGGATGCCAGGTCGACACGCTTCTCCGCCGACAAGGCGGCGATGACCTTCTCCTGCACGTCGATGCACTTGGTGGCGGTCGAGGAGCGGCCATTGGTGCGCAGCATCTCGTAGAACGCGTCCCGGTGTTGTTCGTGCAGTTGCTTGGTGGCGTTGTATCCGCCGGCTCCGCCGGCCTCGTACATTGCCTCCAGCTCATTGATCCTCACGTCCTGCGCGACGACCTTTGCGTCGATCTCGGCCTTCGTTGCCTCCTGCGCAGTAAGTGCCGTCTCGATGTTCACGAGCTTCTGCTCGATCTCACCGACGGCCTCCTTGTTCGCCAGCTTGTCCAGCCGTTCGTCGTTCGCTTCCTTGAAGGATGCGACCAGACTTCCCAGCTCGTCCAGTTGGACTTTGATGTCTTTGTCCACTTTAGGTCTCCAACAGTTTACGGAGCGAGTCGTTCAGCCCCGCGATGTGTTCGGCGTCGGTCGAATCGTCGTCGCTGCTTGCCAGCCTGCTCTCCTCGTCCATAGCCTTGCGAATAGCGAACGCGGCTCTGCTTGCCAGATGCCGGCTCAGCCCTAATAGCTCGCGCAGGTCCTGTTCCAGTTCCTTGCGCGTCATGTTCTTGATGCCCGCCACGCGTGCGGCGGTGTTCATCGGGAAGGTTGCGAGCGATGTCTCGTGCAGCTTGATGCGCTCCAGCACGCGGACCTCCTCCTCGTACCTGAAGTCCAGCGGCCAGTAGCCGATCGACAGCCCCTTGACGGCGCCCTGCTTGACCAGCGCGCGCGCCTCGCGGCCCTTCTGCACGTCGAGGTTAATCTGACCCTTGACCTCCAGTCCCTTCTTCGTCTCGGCCAGGTAGTCCCAGACGCCGATCGGTTCGTCGTCGTGGTGCTGCCATAACATCGGGATCGTCGCGCCGTTGATCTCCTTCAGCGTGTCCTCGAAGGCGCCGAACTCGATCCGGTCGAGGCCCAGGTCTACGTTGCCGAACACCGCGCCCAGTCCCTCGATGTAGCCGTCATCGTCGGACGACTTGATCTCCAGGCGGCAGTCCATCCAGAGCCGGTTCACTGGTCACACCACAGTGCGACGCCAGGTAGCGGCGCGCGGATGTTCAGCTTCGCGCCGGTAGCCGGCGCCATACGGAATAGCGTGGTGTGCTTGCCCTCGGTGATGTCGTTGGCCGGTAGGCCCATCGCGTCGATGGCCTCGACCTGCAGGGCGCGTGTCCAGCCCTTTGCGTCGTTGCACCAGCTCGGCGAGATCTCCTTGTCAAACCGAACGCAACGAAGCCTCGCCCCCAGTGTCTTCACCAGCACCTGGAGTATCTCCAGTTGGAGTGCCTTCATCGTCATCTCCACTCGTCCTCATATTCAGCGGCGTCGCGTACTCCTCGCCAGCTGGATCGGTCCGTGGCCGCATGCCCTCGCGGGATCGAATCTCGTTCGGGTTGATTGCGCCGACTGAGTGCATCTTCGAGTATCCCTCGACGCGGCTCTTGAAGTCGGCTCGCTCTGCCCCGTCCAGGTCGAATCGTAGCACGACGCCGGCGGCGCGGTCACTATCCGACAGGAAGTCCCGGTCCATCGCCTGCTCGATCATCTTGGCGTATGGCAGCATCACGTCCTGCAGGAACTCCAGGCCTTGGTGCGAGATGTTCGAGAACGTCGCGCGCTCCAGGTCGGCCAGCTTGTGCGGTGGCACTCCCCACACCGCCGCGATCTCGTTGCGCTGGAACTTGCGCGCCTCCAGGACCTGCGCGTCGATCGGCTTGAACGTCATCTCCTTCGGCTCCATGCCCTCCGGCAGCAGGGCCGTGCCGCCTCGATTAGCGCCGGCGCCATAGGCCTCCTGCCACTTCCGTATCCACAGGTCGTACTGTTCCTCGCTGGAGAACTTGCCGCCAGTCAGTACCGTGGCAGGCATCGCGTTGTTGCCGTACAGCTCGGCGAGCATCCGCTCGGCGGCCAGCGCCAGGCCGATCGCCTCGGCGGCCTCCTCGACCGGCGATGGCGCCCAGACGCCGTGCACCGACACGCCGCTGGTAACGTGCAGCAGTTGCCTGGCGATGTACCGGCGCGTCTCGTTGGCGAAGGTGATCTGGTAAACCGGACTCAGGTCGTTGTCGTCCAGCAGCGTGACCTGGTCCGGGTGGACCGGCCGCAGGAACATAATCGGACCGTTCTTGCCCTGCGCCTTCACTGAGATGTGATTACCCCACAGCGCCAGGTGGGTCATGATCCGGCGCACGTACATGGTCTGCGTCATGCGTCGGTTCGGTTGCTTCAGCAGCCGGTTGAGATCGTGGTCCGGCAGCGGCTTGAGCGTCGTCTTGCCGTCGTCGTCCTTCTGCTCCTCGAACACGCCGAGCGGGTAGCTGCCGATCGCGTTGGTCAGCGCGCGGACAATCGCGTGAACGGTCGAGCAGCGCATCGCGTTCGCAGGCGTGACGTTCTCCCCGGACGCTACCTGGCGCGAGTACATGAGGCGGAGGATCTCGTCGAACGATCTGTCCTTCGCCTGGTGGAATGGATGTTGTGGCGCGGGTGGCGGCGCCG